CGTCTGCGCGGGCAATCCGCGCCTCCCCACCCGGCACCAGCACATAAGCCTCATTCGCCAGCGCGATACCGTCAACAAAGATTGCCTGAACAGCAGAAACCGGCCCGATGGGCAGGGAGACAACAGATCCCGGCCACCGGTCCAGCCGCAGGGCCCAGGTCTGGTTGATCATGGCGAGGTTTCCATGTGCCTCCAGCGTCAACCGGGCCGCGGAGATCAATGTCTGGATCAGGGCATCCTCAACCGTCCCGTCCACCCGCAAATGCAGTTTGGCATCCGCCAGGGTGACAGGTTCGGTCGCTGGCCCCGTGATGAGGGTCAGGCTCATGGTCATTTCCTTTAAAGATGTTTGGAAGCGCAGGCGGGCCACACTTACGTGTGTGGTTTCAACGTGCCATGGCTGAGGAGGGAGACAGCACCCACCGGTGTGCCTGTTGCATGCACCCCGTCCAGCAGGACAGCCACACGACTATAGCGGGCATTGCCGATATAGCCGATCGCATACGTCCCGCCATCCGCTGCCACATTGTCGATCACGGCAAACAGGCCGCCAGGATCCACCGGTCCGCCAACGACATCGCTGTCATTGCCTACCGGGGCCCAGGACGAGCCGTCCTCGCTCTCATCCAGCCGGAGTGAAAGCGAGAGGGTTGGCGAGAGCGCATCGCCGCTGGTCCCCACCAGCACAAGATGTTCCACACTCTCATAGCCCTGCCGATCGATTGGCGCGCCCATCCGGTCGGTCAGAGTGACCGCCGGATCGAGGCTTTGAACCATCTGAAGGTTTGAATGAAGATCTCTCATTCGTCCCTCCTCACGATGCACTGAATTTCAGAAGCTTGATCGCTTCGAAATTCTGCACGCCGCCCCCAACACGCTTGGTCGTATAAAACAGCACATACGGTTTTGCGGTATAGGGATCACGCAACACGCGCACACCCAGGCGATCGACAATCAGGTAGCCACGGCGAAAATCACCATACGCCATGGCAAAACTGTCGGCCGAGATGTCCGGCATGTCTTCAGCTTCAGCGATCGGCACGTTCATCAGGCGCGGGGCCTCGCCGGCACTCAGGCTGGGCTGCCAGAGATAGACACCATCTGCATCCTTGAACTTCCGGATTTGTGCCTGTGTCTGCCGGTTCATGACGAAATGCGCATTGCCGCGATAGCCCGACTTTACCGAATAGACGAGGTCCAGCAATTTATCGGACGGGTTGGAAGCCGGAAAACTGCCGCTGACACCGGTCGCAACATAGCCGATATTTCCCCAGCTCCAGCTGTCATTTGCGACATTGGTATAAGACAGGAAACCACGCGGCTTGTTCACCCCATTGCCGCTCACAAAGGCAGCTCCTTCCTGCTCGGCAAAGGCGGTCTGCACCTCCTCCGCCAACCATTGATCGATATTGACGGCGGCATCATCCAGCAATGTGGAGGTCGCGGCCGGCATGGCATAAAGCTCCATCACCGGGAATTCCAGTTCGGCTATGTTCGGCGTGCCGGTTTGCGGGCGGGCCTCGGTCTCCCCCACCCAGCCGGATGCCGCACCGCTGGTTGCAAACGGCTTTTTGTAAGACGCCGCACCGATCTGCCGCAGACCGGCAATCGCCCGGACCGGCGATGCTTCCGACACGGTCCGGTCAATCAGCCGCTCGGTCTCACTGGGGACCAGATAGCCGCCGTCCGGGTCCGACTGGGCGGAGAGAGCCTTACCTTCCAGATGACGCAGCGAGGTTGTTTCACCCCGGCGGACATAAGTGTCAAAGGCTGCCTTATGCTCACGTGCCGCCGGATCGAACCGTGTTTCAGCTCCGGCCTTGTCGGGCCGCTTCATGTTAAGAGTGAGGTTCTCCACCGTCTTCTGTTGATGGTCGAGCGCGGCATTCAGGCGGTCCACCTTTTCCACCGTCACAATGTCGGCGCCCTGCTTGCGCTCCATTTCCTTCAGGCGGCCATCATTGGCTTGTTTAAACTCATCAAAGCGGTGCATGAACTCATCCATCGCATCGCGCACATCGCGCAAGGCGGACTGGTTCAGGTCTGCACTCTTTCTTTCAGGCGCATGATGCGCACTTGTCTGCGGCGCATGAAGTCCATGGCCGACACGACCTATTGCGGGGCGGCCTGTCGTTGGTTTGTCGATAAGGGGCATTCTGTTCTCCTGGTCAGTTTGACTGTCAGATCAATCGTTCAATGAATGAAGTGTCGGCCCGCTTCGCGCAGATCCCGCGCAAGGCCAAACAGGTCCGCCGCCGATGTACGGGCATCCCGCCCGGCAAAGGCTGCCTTGTACCCGCCCGCAATCAGCGCGCGAGCCTGTTGTCGGCTTAGCCGGATGTCCCGGGTCAGCCGATATTCCAGTTCTCTTTCCGTGGGGTGACGCGCGGCCTTCACCAGGCTCACACGCGCTTCCGGCTGCATGGGAAAAGTCACAACCGAGATTTCCCAAAGGTCAATTTCCACAAGATGCCGGGTGCCGGTGGAGCGGTTTTTCACCGCCTTCACTGTGTGAAAGCCGATGGACAGACCATCCAGGGCCCCTGCTTTCATGAGTGCATGCACCTCGCGGGCGCGGGCGACCTCAAGGGTCAGGTGTCCTTTGACATAAAGGCCCTTGTCATCTTCGCGGATAATCTCCCAGACCCCGATCGGATCTGCGGGGTCGTGCTGAAACAGCATGCGCACACCGCTTGCGCGACGCTTTTCCAAAGAGCGGGTAAACGCGCCGCGCTCAACCAGGTCATGGCCCAGATCCTCCCTGTCAAAAAGGCTCGCATAGCCTTCAAAAGATCCGGCCTCGTTGACCTTGGAAACTTCAAAGGGAGCACGCTTGGTCTCGTGCTCCCTGCCCGGGCGGGACCCTGCCTCGCCTTTCTCTTCATATTGTTGGCCTCGTTTGTGTTTCATGGTGCTCCCGGCATAAAAAAAGCGCCTCTGCGGCGCTCAGGTTGCTGGCTGGTTGGGCGGCGAAAGACGGGGTCATTCGCGCTCGACGACGCGATCGAGTTTCTGTTCGATACGGTCAAGAATGGTCCGCATGTAGCGCACCTGTTCTTCCACGCGCGCGGTCCGTTCGCCGATCTCACTGCTTTCACTGGTGCGGCGTTCAAGCTGGCTGATCCGTTCGGACGCCGCCCCCGCCCAGGTCAGCGCACCAGCGGTTTGCATCACAAGCGCCAGAATGAGTGCAATCGGGACACGTTTGTCCAGATGCCAGTGCGCCTCTTCTTCGGTCGGTTCTTTCATCATTCCTGCTCTTGTCGTTTGGGGGCATATCCCACGGCTTCCCGTTTCTCCGCATCGGTGAGGAAACCGGCACCGGCAAGCCGCGCCCAGAGCTGTTCGCGCTCCGTGTTCAGAGCCGACACGGCATCCAGATCGAAACCCAGACGCAGTCCTTCCCCAAAGCGGGGCCCAAGCCAGTGGTTAAGCGCGGCGCAGGTCTTCGTCACCAGCGGAACAATGGTCTGTCGCCAGAACGTCACGTTCGCTTCTTTGTAGTTTGAAAACGTATTATCGCCGGGAATGCCAAGCAGCATGGGCGGCACACCAAATGCCAGTGCGATCTCGCGCGCGGCGGCATTCTTTGCTTCATTGAAATCCAGGTCACGTGGTGCCAGCCCCATCTGCTGCCATTCCAGCCCGCCCTCCAGCAATAGAGGACGCCCTGCATTGGCACTGCCGGCATAATTTTCCACCAGTTCCTGCTTCAACCGCTGAAACTGCCCGTCTGTCAGGCTGGCGTCTCCGTTTACTCCTTTGTAAACCAGCGCGCCGGAAGGCCGGGCCGCATTGTCGAGCAGCGCTTTGTTCCAGCCGCTTGCCGCATTGTGCACATCGATGGCACGGGCTGCTGCCTCCATCGGGGAAAGGCCGTAATGGTCGTCCGTCGGATGAAAGGCCTTCAGGTGCAGGACGGGCCGCACGCCCCCATCATCAAAACGAATGGTGCGTCCATTGACACTGTACTCATAGGCGTCAGGCCACCCGTTGAGGCCGGTAACAATCTTCATGCGGTCCGGGCGCAAGACATATATCTCACGCACATTGTTCCCTGCCTCCACCGCTTCCAGATAGGCGTTGCCGGCCACTTGCAGATGGCCGTAGCAGGCCTCCATCAGACTAACGCCGCTCTCCTGCGGGTTGGGCATTTGCAGGAGTGTGAGCAAGGCGTGCTCGCTCACTTCCATATCTCCATCATAGAGGAGCCAGGGAATGGAGGCCGCCGCCTCCGCGATCATACGGACCGCGCGAAAAGCAACCGGGTTCTGTTCGTAACCCTCCCGCGACAGCGCGTGATAATCCCGCGGTGTCCATACGGGTTGGCCGGGCGAACTGAACGCAATCAGCGCTGCGGTGCGGCTGGCTTTCCTTTCGGCCGGGCGGGCACGGGTGCTCAGGCGCTGCCAAAGGCTTCGCGATGGGATCATGC